CTTGACTCAGGATCTCTATACAATAATTCTGGATTTGCACACAAATCTTCCCTTGTGTCTTTGAACTTCTTTAAAAATGAAAAGTACCTTTCTGATTTGGTTATTCTAAAATCAATATCAGGCCCAATTAATCCATCAGCTCCCATTGATGTATCCATATGACTCAGAAAATTATTGAATACTGATCTTGTGTCTAAATCATTAATGTAAGATAAATACATACAAGAATCCAATCCGAAAAAGCCCATTATCTCTGGTTTCTCCAAGTTAAAAAACCCAAAATTTGGGCTTTTAAACTTAATTAAATCATGATACAGATAAATGAACAGATCATCAGAAAATAGTCCAAATGTTCTGTAATTCATTCTTGCTTGATTTATCATCACAATTGTTGCAGTGTTTACATCACAGCCATTTTCAACTAAGTTTCTTCTTGTGTTAGAAAAATTGTGAAATCTATCAATTAGCTTTTTTGTGGTTGGTACTTCGGTAGCAGCTTTTATAAACTTGCATGTCCCTACAAAGTTAGTGTTATTACTGTGAAATATTTGATTAAATTCTCCAATGTTATTTGAATTGAATAACTCACTTTTGTCTAAAGACATTTTCTTACATGACAATGAGGATATTACTTTAGGCAATATTCCCATTAGTCTCATTACCAACTTTATCTTACTAGAATAACCCTCTTTTACTTTTATAACTTTCTTCTGAAATTGGTCATCGGATGATGATAACCTCAAATTAAACACTTTTGTGTCACTAGGTAACGAGCCATCTTCAACAAATATTTTAATTATAACTTCACACATAACTGTTACTATCATCATATCGGCATCTCCATCTGATCCTGATAGGTTTTGTAACCATCCTTGACCCATATTTGATCTATTCTTTATAGCTACCTCTAGGAACTCTATGATATCATGCTGAGAATTTTCATCATTGAACTGCTTTTTCAACTCACTCAAACTCTCTAAATAAAAATCTGAGTCTTTTATTAGTGTGTTTATCACGGATGAATTTAATATTATCCTCTTTTCTGTTATTTTGTTCAATATGTGACAAAAGAAAATAAAAATTGGTTCAGGCAAAACCTTTGACAGATGAGATGCAAATTTTGTCATCACAAACATCTGACACCATTTTGAGTGATCTATTGTTTGATCTAAAACAAATATCTCATAACCATCTTCTTCCAGATTGCTTACAAACTTACTCATATCAGTTAACATCTTTTCTTTCTTTGTTCCTTTTGATAGCACTTCAGTTGGGCTGTAATAATTCAATCCTTCCATAGTTTTTTCCACAATTCTCAAGAACATCCTACTTCTTAAATCCATGGTTAATATTTCTCTTAGCCCTTTCGCTTGATCCATCTTTTTATCTATCTTGGCTTGAATGGGATCATTCAAAAACACCATCATGCTTTCCATGGAGTCATATGGTGATTTTATACAGTCTATATCTATATAGAATAGTTTAATTGCCTCTTCTATCACTTTAACAGATGGTTTCTGATATTTTGTCTCAAACTTATAGGATGAGTATCTAGACAGTGAAGCTTTGAATGTTGCAAAATCCAAGTATGAATGTTTCAATGAGTCAAAAAAACATTTATAAATCATGTTATCTGTCTGATCTCCAAATAA